CTACACAGTCATCAATAAAAGCTTTCATTTTGAAGTTGGTATCTTTCAAAGTCTCCAAGAACAAATCTGGTCTTGTTTCAATGATCTTACCAATCTCAGCTTCTAACCATTCTGTAGTAGCATTAGTGGATGGTCTCTTCCCATGTACTTTAAGGAAGTTACCCATATCCTCATTTGTCATCTTACTAAACTCATTGTAAGCCTTTCTCTTAACACTCACTTCTGCAGCTTTTGCTTTTGACTCCTGAATATCAGAAGTAATTACAAAGTTAGCAAAAGGAGAATCATGTTTCTCAGCTTCTGAATTAGCCACCTCTTGGTCTGCCTGAAGTACTTTATAAGTTAAATAGTCTCTTGGGTTATCAAGTCTTAAAACTAAACCATCCTTTGGAATGTTAGTTCTAAAGTTACCCCAGTAGTCTTTGTTATACTTAGATAAAGTACCTGAGTTGAGACCGAGCTTTTTTTCAAACTCAGCCTCTTCTTCAGGTGTTAATCCAGTTATAGGGTACCCCGAAGGGTCATTTTTAGGTACTAATTGTTCAAAACAATGGGTATAACGAAATTCTCCATCATGCCCCTCTGGTAACCAGCCATTCTTACGAAACTGTTTTACTGTTACCACTTCCTCTCTTAATTCTAGCGTTTCCATTGTTAAAATTTAATTATTACTTATTAATATTGAGCTGCATAAATCAACTCAGCACATGACATTGGGTTCTCAATGATTACCCCTTGGTTTGCCATACAGTGTAGTTCATAACCATCTACAGCAGAAGCAGCACCTTTGCTGAATGAAGAGTTAGGTCCTAATGGAGAAGTTGAACCAGCAATATGCCACATAAGTTCTTTTCTTCCTTTAGGGTATACTCTACGGATATTCTTCTTACCTTTGTGTGTACCAAAGTTCAAGATAGTGTATCTGTAAGACTCAACTGGTCCACCATCTGGGTGCATAAGTCTGTTAGATACTACGTTATCATACTCTGGTAAATGGATAAGAGTGAATTTGATTCCCTGTGGTCCCATGTACTCTCTGTACTGTCCTTGGAATCCTAAGTTTTGTCCTGAACCAGTGATTCTTCTTGAATCTAATGGTTGGAATCTAGCAGCATGGTTTTCAAGTGCTCTGTGGAACTGTACAAATCCTCTTTCACCAGTAAGAGCTACAAACTCTCTTTTATCTTCTGGAAGGATGTTGATAGACAAGTTCAAAAGAACATCTTCTAACCACTCAATAGTAAACTGCGTATATTGGAATTTATAAGCAGGAGAAATTTGCTGACGGATACCAGCTCCTTCAATTACTGGGAAACCAGAAGCTCCGTTCATATTATACAATCCAGATACTCCTTTGTTGCTTTCAGCATACATAAGGTTTCTGTTTTTCTCCTTGTACCACTGGCACATGAATTCCCACTCAGCATACTGTGTCCAGATCTTAGTAGACTTCATTGATTTTGGATCTAACATCTCAATAACCAATGGTCTGTCATGCATGTTACCTGGAATAGTATATGTCTTTCTCAAAGTAGAGAATGAGTTTCTCATTTTAAATGGAGAACTGAAGTGAGTTTCACCAGCAGTTTTACTAAGTGTCTTCTCTTGTGGAGAGTAGTCCTTACTTACTCTTCTACCAGCAGTCAATAGTGCAGGTGGAATAAATAAAGTGTTGTCTCCTGTCATGATTTGAACTCTGTAAACCCAGTTAGCTCCACTAGCAATTGGCTCATCCATAACTCTTACTGCAAAACGTCTGTCATCAAAAACAAGTTTATCAGTAAAAGCGAAGTACTTCTCAGCCAATACAAGTTCAAAAATAGTTTGGTTAACCCCCGGTCTTAATACATCAGCAGCATTGAATCCTACGATTGCAACTGCTTTCTCATCATCACCTTTTAGGTACCACTCAAAATCAGCGTCAGAAGGAAGTTCCTCCTCTGCACCCATCATTGAGAATAATGCATCCATACCTGCGTATGAGTACATTCCAAATACTCTAGACATAATGCTAGATACCAAATTTGGTTGTTCGTTAAATACAGATCCAAGGTGGTTGTCAGTTGTCAAACCAGACCATGACTTCCCCTGATAAACCTGTAATGTATTTACATTTTGATTTGCCATTTTTATTCTATTTATTTATTATTATAATTTTAAAGCCTTTTTCATAATACTAAGGTCAACTCCTTTAAGTCTTTTACCTGCTTTAGTAGCAGTAGAACTTAATCCGTCAGCCTGTTCTTTTAGGTTTCTTGTAGCCTTAGTAGTAGCAATATTCTCAAACACTGAGAAATCACCTTTAAGTACTGTAGCTAAATAAGCAACCTGTAAATCAAAGTCAGGATTTTGTTCTCTATATTTCATCACAGCATTCTTACCATTTTTATCAACTTGTGTGATTCCTTTATAAAGCTCCTTTCTTTGCTTATCTGTAATCTTAATTCCTGGTATAATTTCTTCCTTAGCATCAATAGTTGATTTCATAGAAGTTAACCAGTCATTGTATTCTTGTTTTCTCTGTAAACTCATTTGCTTCTCTCTCTCAACCATTTGTTGTTTTTGAGCAGCTTCATATTGTACAAGTTTACCATGAGCCTTCTTAGCCATTTTCTCAAGTAATCCTGAATCCTCATAATCAATTAGGGTATCTCTAATATCCTCATCAGTTTCTCCAGATAACTTAAGGTACCTAGCTAGCATATCTTTTTGTAGTGATTCAGACTCTTCAATCTTTTCAGTTGGGATAGATGCAATTTCCATTACTTTTCTATCCGCCTTAAGTAAGTCTTGAATGCTTACACCTTGTTCATAATTTTCAAGAAGGTATTTAGCCTCATCTGGCAACCCTTCTTTATACTCCTCCAATGCAGCATCTAAATCTGCTTGAAGTTTTTGTTTAGCCTTTTCAGCAAACCATTCTAAGTCTGCCTCTTCAGGTACTTCTTCGTCTTCCCCTAAAGCTATAATTCCTTCCTCAGCAAATGCTTGAAAGATATTTACATCTCCAGTTTCTTCAAAACCTTCAAGATCTTCCTCTGCTGGAATCTCTCTCCCAACATGCAAGTCCCTTGCTTTGTTGTCATCTTCTAAAGGTTCTAAATCTGGTGTAGAATCATCACCCTCAGCTTTTACTTCATCCTCCGTTGGAATGCCACCTGCATTAGCAGACACATTGGCTTCTGGATTCCCCATACTACCAAGTTCTCCTAGGTCAAGTCCATCCATTGGATTATCAAATACTCCTCCTTCCATTTCTACTTTTATTATTAATTAAACAAATCTACAAAAAATATTTTAAATAAACAAGCTATTAAAAAAATTAAAATTGTTATTTATAGCTTATTTTTTATTTTTGTTTTTATCAGCTTCTTTCTTAGCTTTTCTGTCCTTTTCTTTATTTTCAGAATCAGCTTTTATCTTTTTATCTTGTAAATCTAATTTTCTTTCTTCTATATCTAGTTTACGTTTATTATGCTCACTAGCTATTTTTAGCTTAGCAATCTCTAATTGATCTGGTACACCATTATCATTTGAGTCTTGGTCTTGTAAGAATTTGAAAGAATTAATCTCAGCAACTTTGATCTTAGTCTCATTATCCTTATCAATTTTATAGTAATCTTTCTCAATCTCAGCCTGTTTAGTAGCATTCTCAGCTTGTGCAGCCTGTGCTTGCATTTCTTGAGCTTGTTGTTGTTGAGCTTCTTGTCTCTGTTGCATTTGCTCTTCAACCTTCATTAACTTAGCTTTTACATCAGCTAAAGATTCTGAAGTATAAATGTCAGCAACAGAAGATAACATGATTCTTTCATTCTGCATAGCTGCATGCGTAAGCTCCTTCATCATTTCTAAGGCTTCTCTATCCTTGTCTGAATCAGATACAAATACTCCGTACTCTGCATTAGCAAACTCATTACCATCTAAAGAGAAAAAAGTTGCAGCCATATCATCAGTGATATACTGTAACTTCTTTGAACCATCTTTCCAAGCTTCTTTAGCTGCCTCAATTAGAGTTTCTAATACACGCTTCTTAGTGAAGTTATGTAACTGGAACCACTTCTCTGTAATGTGAGATGATTGAGTTACAGCTCTCTTAGTATTACCTACAGTCTCTGATGCTGAAATAGCACCTAGTCTCTGATCAGTAACACCTGCTAGTTCTTTAATCTTGCTTTCAATAAACTCAATAAGCTGGATATGCCCATTAATAGCATTACCAGTCTCAAGGTCTAGTGCTTTGTTTTGAGTAGATTGGTTTGCAAGCTTGCCTGTAGCCTGTCCTTTTTTACCTTCATTAAATGAGTCCACAAACCCAAACTTCATAGCTGTAGCATAGTACAACCACTTTTCAATTTCCCATCCATCTGGGATTAATGCAAGGTCAATAAGTGCTATCTTCCCTTGGTTAGCAGCAATAAGGAGCTCTGTCCTATACCACATTACAATGTAAAGATAAATCCAAGGTACTAGCCTATCCATAAGAGAGACAGACTGAGAGTTGTTAGCATTATACACTGTACCTACATAACCTGACTTACATGCAGAGATGTTGTCCATTCTTCTGAACTGTAAGCTCTTTGGTTTGATATTCACATAAATATCAGCACCAATCTTTACTCCTTCCCAATACTCGTTAATCCAGAACCATTTTACTTTTTCACCTGGTGCCTTTTTGTATGACTCATCTACAAACTTAGATTGCTCCATACCAAACTCATCTACATAGATTAACTCTCCTACTTTCTTCTTAGACTTCCAAGTTACAAAACAGACTCTAACATTTCCATCGGAATCATAGAAAGAATAGTTGTAAGTTAATGGGGCTTTCTCTTCTTCTAAATAAGCCCTTGCTGGTAGAATGGTATCACTAGCATGGAATTCACCCATGGCATTTTCTGAATCCTCTAGATCATCAATCTGTGTTGGGGTAAGCTGGTCATAAAACATGTCTACTATCTCAGATACGGATAACCATGTTTCTTCTACGATAACCTCAGCTTCATCTAGGGTATATTGATTATGTGGTAGTAATGCAGTAATCTCTATTGGGTTAGCTCTCTTGACAATTGGCTCACCTGCAACCACACCTACTTTATAAATTTCTTCTCCTGCTAATAAAGCATCCTCCCAACCATATTGGAATATTTGCTTTAAGTTTAGATTTCTTTTAAGATATTCGAGGGACTTTGTAGCAGTTGACTCCCTCATGTCCTGATAACTATATTTATAGTATTCTAATATTTGTTCTGGCTCTTCTGCAGCCTCTGCTTCTTCAGGACTTAATGTAGCTAATAATTTGGCTCTTATTGCTTGGATTAACTCTTCTTTAAGTTGATTCTCCTTATCTGTAATAGCCTCTGGATTAATTGCCTTTACTAAGAATGAGAACGGTCTCTTGGTTTCTTCCCCAAACAGTAAGTCAAAGATGGGAGTAGCTACAGGATAATACTGCATATTTGCTGGAAACTCATAACCATCAATACCTAATGGGTTGCATACATAAGCTAGATCCTCCTTATCAAACTTACCATTGTATAGGTTATAGTTTCTAAGCTTTCTATACTTAGGACTTCTCCTTGATGTATCATACACATTAGTATAGGCAAGAGCTGAGTCAATACACTTCTCTCCCCATTCTTTATTTTTCTTTCCTCTTGTTAGCTTCTGCTTAGGAAAACTTAGTAAGTTGTGTGGCATATTATTACAATAAGACGCAAATATATAAAAAATATTCTATATATCCTAATAATTAAAAAAATTAAAATCGAAAATTATAGCGTTTTTTAAAATGCTTCTTTTGGAAGAAGTCTGAATTTCTAATATCTGGTTTCTCAGGTTTCTCATCAACAAGTTGTATTTTCCTTGTCTCTTGTATAAAGTACATTAATATCATAAATGCCATAGCCCTATCAAAGTTACCATCTGGTGTATACTTAATAAGCTCCTGTAAAAGAGGCTTACACCTAAGAGTATGAACATTTAATAAATTAGAATTTTTTATTTCATTATGAGGTTCTAATAACCAAGTCTTAATTAACTCTTCCCCATATCTCTTTAGGGCTGAGTTCATGTGCATACCATATCCCCTGTTTACTCTGGAAGTCTGTAGTACATCTTTAATGATCTCTGGTTGTTCTTGTAGTAGATATATACACTGCTTAGATTCAAAATAATCAAAAATACCTTTCCTCTCATTCTCATACAAAAGTTTTGCATTATAATATAAAAGCAGTTTTCTAACCTCCTCGTAATATTCCTTTGCTGTGTCTGGTCTACCTGTATATTCTGCAACTATCTGGTTAGTCATCTTATCATATACTATA